GAGTTTTTAGAACCAATCTGTGACCAGGTTGTCCTATAATATTACTCTCGTGTACTTCCATTCTTTTTATCTCTTCCAAATATCCGTCTCTTTCAACGTACAGTTTTGCATGAGATAAGGCATTACCGTTGGCTCCTTTTTTGGCACCTTCAGTAAACTTAGACAGGAAAGTTTGTAAATCGTGGACTAACATTTAATTAGTTTTCTTTTGCATTTCTAATATCTGAACATACTCATTAAGTCTATCAATTTCTTTAGCTTGTGTGAGATTATGTTCTTTTAATTCTTTAATAGCTTTAGCAAAATCCCTTACGATAGCCTTAGTACCTTTAAGTTGATTTTCTAACATGATAGCTTCAGACTTATATTTCTGCATAGCGTAAAGTTGTTTTTTGTAATCAAAAAGATGAGTTACCTCATTTTCAAATGTTTTATCTTCGTCTTTCATACCTTGACAATATAGGATAGTTACCTTAAATTGTCAACATGGGAGTTCCAAAAAGATTAACAGAAATGCAAAAAAGATTCGCTGAGTTTTTGGTGTTTGGCAGTGCTGAAGGACCACTATCAAAAGGGGAAGCAGCCGAGCTGGCTGGATATAGCAAGGACAGATGCAGAGTAGAAGGATCTGAGTTAACGAACCCAAGATTATCACCTTTGGTTGTTCAATACATAGGTAAACTACACGAGGAAAGAATTCAAAAACATGAGGTGACTTACATCAAACACATAGCAGAATTAGATAGAATCAAAGATCTTGCTTTGAAAAAGCATAGTTTCTCTTCTGCTGTAAATGCTGAAGTATCTCGAGGCAAGGCAGGAGGATTATACATAGACAGAAAAATAATAAAAACTGGGAAATTAGAAGATATGACAGAGGAACAATTAGAATTAAAGATGAAACAAATTTTAGAAGATTACGCTCCAATTTTAAACATGAAGACTGTTGAAGGTGAGTCAGAGGATGTAGTCCAAGATGATGAAAAACTTCATAAAACTAAAAAGATATCCAATTTAAATTAATCTGCATCTTCAGAATCCTCTAATTGAGTTTTAAGCATATCTATCATCCACGGGTTATCCCTAAACACACCCATCATTACGTTAGTTAATTGATTAACAACAGCCTCTTCATGCTCTGGTTTTTCTAATGCTTGTTTTTCTTGATTGAGTCCTGCCACTTGTACCGCCGCGTGCATTATCTCATGAAAAATTGTGTTAGCCATTTCCTGGCCGCATAAATCATGTTGTACTTGTATAACGTTTTGTCTGTAATCATACTCACCAAAACAATCAGTCAATTCCCATTTTTTATAATTAGGTCTGACGTATCTAATTTTAACATCTTTATAACCAATCCTAACATTGTTAGGCAAGTCATGAGTCTCTACAGGTATTGGTTTATCTTTTTTTCTAAAATGTTTTGTTTTCTTTCTAATTTTCATACACCCTTTTTACATCTGCGAACCCTATAACACAATTGAAAAATAAAAAGGCGCTAGACAAAATAATTATTGGAAAGTTCGCAAAACTCTAAAAATGACCTATTAGTGTTGGTATATTTGATTAATACGCCCCGAACCCTGCCTTCGGGAGCCTTCGCATTGGCGTATTTTGCCTTCGCAAAATGGCCTCTTGCCTTCGCACTTTTATGGCTAAAATGTGGCAAAGCACCTATTTGAACACAATTTAAACACAATTGACCCTTTTTTACTAAAAATGCCGAACGCTGCCGAACGCTGCCGAACCCTATTTTGCCCTTTTGCGAACCCTAACCCTTCGCAGTATTGTGACATATTTATCACAGTATATTGTGACATATTTATCACAGTATAGCTTTGTCTGTTTTTTTTCCGCCATAATATTTTCTCATTACGGACAACTTATCTTCAGCTTCTGCAATAATTTGTAACAGTTTGTCAATCTCTCCTGTTATGTCTATGTGTTCCGGTATAACTAAATTTTGTTCACATATAATTTCAATTTTATAATTAGCATCTTCAATTACAGCCTCGTATCTTTTTAGAATCGTTCTAAACAACCTATCATTCATTTTGTAAAATCCTCCGCTTTCATGGGTTTTGTTTTTTCTTTTTCATCGTGCATTAGCTCATTATACATGTCTAATCTTTTCAAAAATTTATGCTTCCACTGCCTTAGTGCAAGTCCCTCAGTTTTGAACTCTTGATAATATAAATCAGGCGTGCATACCATGATAACTCCCTGTTTAATCTTACTGCCGTAGACGTAGTCGTGGGCCATGGCGTATGCTGCAATTTGCATGAAATAATCTTCAATCCATTCTTCCCTTTTCGGACGATTACTTTGTTTGAAGTCGACAATAGTTTCCATGCCATTGTGTAGGCATACAAGATCAGTTGAGCCTGCGTACAGACCCGGGTAATGTAACGTGACTTCAGAACCATAATACTCTTCCACTGGCGCAAGACCAATCTCAATAACTTTGTCGGCCATGGGACGCGCCTCTTGTCCAATCCTTGTAAGATCAATGATGTTAGTCCCAAGGACATAGTGCTCCAAGAATTTGTGCATACATGTCCCCCTATTACTAGAATGGTTTTTAATTCGTTCTGCCTCTTGCTCACCAACTTTAGCCTTCCACTTTTTTATAAAATCTTGATTTTTCGTGGCTCCTAATACAGTAGTCACAGAAGGAAGTCTATAATTACTTATCTCGTAAACCCTGGTCCCTGATCCGGGGTCCGTGAGCTGTTTTCCTTTGATATAGTTGTATTTATTACTTTTTTTTAAACCTTTGACCTCGGTTTGTTTTTGAAGTTTATCGAGTAACTTTTGATACTCCATGGCTTCCTTATCATTCATCATAATTTATCTTTAATTTCTTTTAAATATTCTTCATTGTCTTCACGTTCTTGTTTATTACGTTTAGACTGTTGGTAACTCTCTTCCAAGTCACGTTGCTCTTGTTGTAACTTATCAAATTTTTCTTGATCTTTACCAAATATCTCACCCCAACGTTTAGCGTACACTTGATTAGCGGGTCTAGATTTACCATCATATGTAAACTTAGATTTCATAAGGCCCTTTTTTATTTATTTTTTTACCACGATTCGTTGGTTTATATTTCATTTTATTGTACGTAGACTCTTTGATAAACCCACCATACTCTCTACCATATCTATCTTTACCGTAGTTTGGGACGCTACTTAATGCAAAAGGCCTCTTATCCATTTTTTTTAAAATTTTTTCTATTATCTTGTCTTCCTTTATAGCCATAGCCATCCTTTTTATTAGACCACAATTTTTGCCATGACCATGCAGTCATAGCTGTTGAGTAGTGGTTAATTCTCTCTAACATAGTATATATTATCTTATCAAACATTATCTTTACTTTCAAATAATACAACATTAGTCATGTCTGTTTTCTTAACTTTTTTAGTGCGCTTTGTAGGCATAGCATCCAATACTTCTCTTGTATCCAAATCTACAAAAACTAATTGTACATCTAATTCTTTTTGTTTTTTAGTTGTTGACCTATTAACTTTGTAACCATTCTTAGTGCGTAAACTTATAGCTTTAACGTCCACTAGTATCACGTCTCCTGTACCATCTTCATCAATCAACACCAGATCAACCGGACCATGTTGTGACATGTTACGACAAACAGAATATCCTATGTTAATAAAATACTCAGCCGCAATAAGTTCAGCACGATCACCTTTAATATGTTTACTGTGGGCCATAATTTCCTTTCATCATATGTTTTAATATTGTCGTATAAGGATTAGGTTGTAAGTCTCTAGTGCAACTTACGAGCATTAACTGTAATAAGATCATCATCAACATAAACGTCAACAACTTCGGACTCATCCACATAAATTTCTCCTTCCGAATCACATGTTACACATTGTGCTACAATGTGTTCTCTACCTTCTTCTAAGACAAGTTTAACATATCCATTGCCATTACACTTTGGACAAATAGTTGAGTGTCTACGCTTTGTTAAGTTTGCCATTTAATTTCTTCGCTCTTTCATTTGCAATTGATTCAATTGTTTTACTTATTGATAATGTTGCATCAGGTAACAGTACCTTCGACAAACTTATCAATGTTTTGTAAGTATCATGTGTTAATGATACATTTCTATATTTACTTATATCCGTCATATTAACCTTTCATTTATTTATAATGACTATATAGGATATTAACAGGAATTTGTCAATAACTAAAAACTAATAAAATTATTTAGCAAATAAAACCCTGCAAAGTTCCCCTACCATCTTTAAGATAAAATCTATTATCTTTATAAACTGCTATAGTTTTTCTATATTTTTCAGAAAAATCTAAACATTCATGTACCGACATTGCAATCGGTAGTTCAAATTTATCTTTTACTAGAGTTCCGTCGAACAATAGCACCAGTATTATTAATGTCTTTACCATTGCTAGTACCTTGCGTTATTATTTTTTTTAAACTATTTGTTTTTAAATCTACTTTTACTCCGTATCGTTTCCAAGCCTTTTTCATTATATTTAGTTCTAATATAAAAGTTGACCATTGATTAGACGATATTCCTTCAACTTCTAACGTAATTGTTTTCATATTCCTCGCTTTCTATTTAGGAATATAGGATAGCAAATGATTAGTGTCAACCTTTTCTTTGATTTTTTTGTTGTAATTTTTCTTTTTTATTTCTTGATTTTTTGTGACGTTTCGGACGTTTTTTAGGTTTGTCACGAGGGGCTGCAGATAAACCAGATTTAGCTTTCTTCATTATTTCCAATCCTTTACGTAATGTTTATAATTTTTCATCGCTGACAATATAGGTAGATAACTTATTTTACCATTGATATGTTGGTGCATGTCGGCGCCACAACTCATGCATCTATAATAGTCATGTGTAAGACCTACTAACACGGTAAGTTCGCTGCACGTAGGACATTCTCCATTGACTACTTGAGCCTGAACTTTCATAAAACCTTTATTCATTATTTTAGTATAAGCTTTATTATAGATTTTTCACCTAAATAAATTTCTGTTTCTGCTTTTGATTTTATACATTGATAGTCTATACGACTTGTACCTGATCTCATAGCAATACGTTTAGCTTTTAAACAGGTAGACATAGAGTCTTGTATTC